GCAGCCGCAGGCCGTCCCGAGCCTCGCGGCCGACGAAAAGATCGCCGCCATCATGCAGTACCTGTCTCAGAACCCGACCGAGCAGATCTCCATCGACGATCTGGCCGCCCGGTTCTATATCAGCAAATACCACATGATGCGCCGCTTCCGCGCGGAGACGGGCTATACCATCCACGCCTATCTGACCGGCAAGCGCCTCGTCCTGGCCCGCGAGCAGATCGCCGCCGGGACGCCCATTCTGCAGGCGGCCAGCGCCTGCGGCCTCGGAGATTACTCCGCATTCTGCCGCGCCTACCGCCGCCAGTTTGGCCAGCCGCCCAGCAGCGCAAAGCAGGATGCCGCCGAAACGCCGAAATCGCGAAAAAAGGCTTGACAGCGGGGCGACAATATGCTATGATTCTAAGGCTGAATTTGTCAGAGTGCCTGCGGGTGTAGCACAACGGCCAGGGCACCAGCCTTCCAAGCTGGGGACGCGGGTTCGATTCCCGTCACCCGCTCCATTATGCGCCAGTAGCTCAGCTGGATAGAGCAACTGCCTTCTAAGCAGTAGGTCGCGGGTTCGAGTCCCTCCTGGCGTGCCAATTCAGCCGGGCTAAAAAAAGAAAATTTCATATGGTGGGTGTAGCGTAGTTGGTTAACGCGTCAGATTGTGGCTCTGAAGACCGAGGGTTCGAGTCCCTTCACTCACCCCATTTTCTTTTTTTATGCAGGATTTTGCCGATACGCGCACGGGGATGTCGCCAAGCGGTAAGGCACAGGACTTTGACTCCTGTATGCGTAGGTTCGAATCCTGCCATCCCTGCCATAAGACCCGCTAGCTCAGCAGGCAGAGCACCTGCCTTTTAAGCAGGGTGTCCGGAGTTCAAATCTCCGGCGGGTCACCAAAAAAGCCTTGAAATCTCAATGGTTTCAAGGCTTTTCTTTTTTGCTTGATTTTTGATTTGTTAGTAACGCGTTAGTAACAGGTGCATCTATCGCATTCACTAACTGATCGATATCAAAGTGTTCATATATGTTTGCCGTGGTAGAGTAGTCCGCATGGCCGAGCATTTTTTGCAGTAATTCCGGCTTGATATTATTTGCAACAGCCCAGCTTGCGAATGTGTGCCTTGTTGCGTGTGGCGTTTTCTTGGAGATTCCGAGACGCTCCAGGAGTGGATAAAAGTCACGATTTCGGAAGTTTGCGATGAGTTTCTGCCCGTCGTATCCGGAAATCAGTAAGTCGCCTTTTGCACGTTGCTTGAATTCTGCGAAATATTTACGCCCTTCGGAGCGGATTGGGATTATTCTGTTCCTGCCTGCTTCTGTCTTTTCCCCGCCGATCACATAGGTTTCATGGACATTTTCGGTTCTAAGCCCGAACAGCTCTCCGATCCGCATACCGGTATAGACCATCATCAGGGTAAGTTTGGCTGCCTGGGAACCGTCCGATTCAAGCTTCTGTATATCCTCTTTGGAGAAGATCTCTTTTTCTTTCTTCACATTCTCGGGCAGTTTAATGAACGAAGCGAAGTTTGTCGTTATGAGTTCCTGCCGGATCCCCCATTGCGACATCTGCGTTGCAAGCTGCTTGAACTTCGACAGCAGCGAGTGGGATTTATCACGGTACTTGTCCATAATGGACTGGTAATCCGCAGTGCGCAATTCACGAAACTTCCGGTCGTGCAGTGGCTCAAAGACATCATACGCGCGTTCATAAGACTCCGTACCCTTAACTCCGATATCACGGAAATGTTCATCTTTCCACGCCACATAAACTTGCTTGAACGTCCAGTTATATATTTCGTCAATACTCCGTCCTTGCAGCCGCGCCAGCGCCTCAAGGGCGGCTGTTTTTTTGCCAAAGTATCCGATTATAGTTTTACCCTTTGCGGCTACCCACGGGCGGGTACGACGCCCTTGCAGCTTGTAAACCGTGCCTGTGCCGTTCGCCCGCTTCAACGCTTTCCTCGGCGCTGCCTCCTGCTTTTTCCCACACCAACAGCAGAACACAGAACCGGCAGGGATTTCTTTTTTACACTTGATGCACTCCATGTTTCCCTCCACGTTCTTTTCGGATCGCGTAGAAAGTAATTGCCGAAGCCAGAACTGAACCTACGATCAGGGCGATACACGCCCATGCGGTTACGGTCAAATCTCCATCGCGAATGAGGCCTGCGTTCCGAATCTGCGCATCCGTTACAAGGCAGGCAATCAGGGTAAAGGAGAGAAGCAAACAAAATAGGGCGAGAACGTAACACATTGTATGTGTAGACCTTATCTGCGCGCTCTGTAGGGCTGCTGCTGCCTCCAGCTTGGCGTTTTCAAGCTCGACACGATGGATCTGCTTGGTCAGCTTTTCCGGGCTTCCGACGGGATTCTCAAGGCCGAACAGCTCGTCGAGCGACAGACCAAGCGCTTTACATATTGCGGCCGAGTTATAAAGCCGTGGATCCGCTTGTGTTCCGGCATATAATCGGCTCACGGTGGAGAAGGAAACTCCGGACTTTTCCGACAGCTCCTCCAGCGTCATTCCGCTGTGATCTTTCGCATTTCTGATTTTCCCATGATACGCGCCGATAAACGGCGCGAGTTCATGTATTGCGGACATTGATGCGCCTCCAATCGCAGATTGTATTGTTATTTCTTACATTTTCCGGGTGAAAACGCAAACTATGAGAAGAAAACGCAAAACTCGGTCTTTTCTTACAAACATTATCTGGTACAATAAAAACGTAGCAGATAGTTCCTGAATCCGGCATCTGCTGAAATGGCCCCACCGTATGTTCCAGATACGATGGGGCCGGTCAAACCGAATATTATATCAAATCATCAGTCCCATAAACTGTACACCATCGGATTCCTGATCCCCAAAAATAACGCGGTCTGTTTGTTCATAATACCATGTTGATTTTTAGAACAACCGTTCTATAATAAATGACAGGAGGAAAAAATATGGAGTGCATCAACATCCGGGTAAACAACGGGAAAGTGGACGTAACAGTAGACGGTGCGAAGCTGGCAGATGTGCATAGCGTCAGCGTGGACTACATCAAGGGCGTGCCGCTGCTCTTTTCCTGCGTCGCCGACATAGGCCGGGAGCAGGAAGAACGCCGGGGGCCGCACGTGCTGCATTAAGAGAGTGGGAATAAAATGCCTTATAAACACATATGAAGCGAGACAACGTAGGTGCTTCCGTGCTTTACCCGGGATATCTGCCCGCTTTTATCCAGAAAATAAAGATGCTCTTTAATGTCTTCCTTGATGGCATTATCAAACGCCTTATATATATCGGTTTGTAAAACTGGCTGGGCCTTAGAGATAAAAGCGAGTAAATCTGCATCTAATGTTGGAAGAATAGAAACTCTTATACTTTCTCGCTGCTTCAACTCCTGATAGTTTTCCTTTAAATAGTTTAGACGATCAGTTGCTGGGGTAATATATGTAGTTCCTCCTGGCATTTTCCGAAGGGGCCTTCCCCACTCTTCTTCAAAATACTGTTTTCTTCCGCAAGATATACAGAATTGCCGAAGATCGTTATATGCGGAAATCTCGCATTCGAGAAGACTGATTTCCTCGTCAAGCCCATGCCGCTCTTTTAGCGCGACGGAAAAGCCAATCATAATATCCTCATACGGCTTGATATGCTCGTTGATAAACTTCATCTCTTCGAAGTCCGGAATATCACTCGATGGTGAAGCATCAGGCTTGAGCTCGACCTCGTGACCGTTTTCGAATGCGTGCATTTCTATCTTGAATTTTGGCTTTTTGTTGTTCTTAAAAAAGTTGAAAATCTGAAATCACCACCAGATTACAGCGTTTTCTATGCAAGCGCTGTAAAAAATTACATATTACCACCTAGAACCAGCCACAGCAATGCCGAACATGCACAAAAATAGACGTCGAAATTTGGAAGTTTGGAGATAGGAGGCCACAATGCTGGAAAATTTACAGGAAGTGTGCTATGATAGCAGCCAGATAGAGCAGATTCGCACACAGCTAAAGCGGATCGTGTTAGAACTTTCGGTTGAAGAACAGGAAGAACTTTTGAGAATGATTAAGGAGGGTATGCATGAGTAGGCCATTCACTCCAATTCATGCAATGACTGAAGCGTTTCGGAAAGCCATGTATGATATTGTTGCAGAAGCACAAGAGAAACAGCGACAGAGCACGATGCAAGAGCAGACACCTGCTCCGCAGAAAACGGGAGAGAATTTCCCGCAGTAAATGCAGTTAACGCATTTTCAAAGTCATATGCTGCGGCCTCGATGTCGAGCTGCGCTTTGAAATCTGAAAAAGACGGAAATTTCATGCTTGCCCCCTCTGGCTTTTCAAATACCGGATATATTTGATCACGTCCGCGAGTTCTTCGCCGGACGCAGAATCCAGAAAGTCTAATATCTCCTGCGCGGCAGGACTCACCGCCTCATCCTTCGGGATGGGGTCTTTTTTTATGCCCGCAGACGGGGAATCGGTTTCGCCGGTCAAGTAGGCGACTGGCACATCAAGCGCGTTAGCAACTGCGGCGAGTCGTTCATAGCTCGGAACAGACTTATCCCATCTGCCGATGACACCATTACCAAATCCAAGCTGTTTTTCCAGTTTGGATATAGAAGTTTTCTTTTCCTTGCATAGCGCTTTGATTTTATCGAGCATATACGGCACCTAAAAAATTAGACTAAACGCGAAAAAAGTTCTTGACTTTTAGGGCAAACTCTAATATACTTAGAGGCGTGAAGGGTACAAAAAACCTAGCCCCTCACCAAGACGGACTTTCAGAAGATATTTAATTGCCTTGACACGCTTATATTAGACTATCTTCTAACCTCTGTCAAGTAGTATTCGAACAGATTGGAGGGATTTTTTTGATTTATGAGAATGTCAAGCGCCTCTGCGAGAAGCACAAAACGAACATCGCGACCGTAGAAAAGGCGTGCGGCATTGCCAACGGCACAATCGGAAAGTGGGCAGGCAAGGACGCTTCCCCGCGCATCGACACTGTAAAAGCGATTGCAGACTATTTCGGCGTATCGGTCGATTCGCTGCTACAGAAGCCGGGGAAAAGGAGGTGCAACTGATGGGCTGGCCTATTGAAAATCCGAGCGTGATTTATGCAATACGCTGCAAGGAAGAGGAGGAACGAAAATGAGTAGAACAGCAACACTGACCGCCGCCGAAGCGGTCGAGCGCCTCCGTGCCGCCGGGATGAAGATCAGCTCAGACACGCTCCGGGAGGGACTTTTGCAGCGGGTGTTTCCGTTCGGCTCCGCTGTACGGATGAAGGAGACCATCTGCTGGATCTACCCCAGAGATCTTGAGGACTGGATCGAAGAACACTTAATGGCATGAGGAGGACAATATGAGAGTAAAACTTACATTTTTGGAGCCGGTTCTTGGCACATGGCCGAGCAACGAGAACATTGCGCGTGACTTTATCGCCAGCAAGGCCCCGGACGCAAGCACGATTGAGGATGAGATCGCGGCGCTTGGCGCGGACGCTGTCGCCGAAAAGGGCAAAACCGTTTTCCCGCGTACCGACGGACAGCCGATTCTGTACGATTATCAAATTAAAGGGTTCTTCAAGGACGCCTGCGGTATGCTGGCACGCGTGAAATCCAAGAAATCCAGCGCCCTGAAAGCCTATAAGAAGATCATCGACGGCCTGATCTTTGTAGAGCCGCGCATGATTCCCATTGAGGTCAACGGTGAGGTCGGCGAATGCCAGAGACCGCTTCGTGCGCAGACCGCACAGGGCGAGCGTATAAGCCTTGCAAACTCGGAGGAAATCCCGGCAGGCAGCACGATCGAGTTTGAAATCGTGATGCTCGACGAAAAGGCGCACAAGGAAGCAGTCCTGGAATGGCTGGAGTATGGCCGCCTACGCGGCATCGGCCAGTGGCGGAACTCCGGCAAGGGCAGATTTACCTACGAGGTTCTGAATGGTTAAGTGCAAGGGTGAGGCCACGCAGGGACTTGCGAGGGAAGCGCGTCGCTGAGAGCAGCGGTGAACGGCAACGGAATTGCTTCGTACCGATGGGCGTAGATGCGCAACGGCAGTGTTTAGCGGTGATATGCGCAGCAAAGGAAAAGCATGGAAACGCTCAGGAATACAATGAACTGCAATGGCTTGGCTTAGTGTGGCAAAGAACGGCAAAGGCAAGGAATGAATAGCCCAGCAATGCAGGGGCATGGCAAATCATCGAAGGCTACGCGCAGCTACGGCGCAGCAACGAATGCAAAGCAGGGGAAAGGCCAAGCAGGGCAACGCCAAGCAGCGGCAACGAATTGCGAAGCAACGAACAGAAATCGAAAAAGGAGAGGACAGAAGGAGGATGCAACATGGCGGAAGTGAAGACCTACACCCTGACGCTGGATGCGCAGGAGCTGCATGATCTGATTGAGGCGGCGCTGGTGTGTGAGTGCCAGGTAGCGCAGATCATCGGCGGGCTGAAGCGAAAGGGGCTGGACCTGGACGCGCAGAAGCTCGTTACACAAAATGCCCGTCTGGCGCGGCTCGTCAGGCGGATGCGGGAGGAAACCAATGGATAACGGGAAGGTACACGTCGAGATCGGCAT